CTGTCTATCATGTCTGGGGTTAGTATATCTTTATCTGGGTCAGCTAGGTCAGTTCTAATCTTTGCTCTTATCTCTGTCAGGTTCATCTTTACCTCCTTCCTTAATCAGTAATTCTAGTGTCCTAATGTCTCCATCAAGACGTATTGCCTCAATAGATAACATTGCTTTCTGCTCTTCCAAAAGATTTACTTGATTAACTAAATCTTTCTGTATTGTCTTTTTAGCTGCTAGCTCTTTAACTAAATCCATTATCCCCAACCTCCTGTTCTTTGAACTCTAAACCATGAAGTGTCAAAAGCACTGTAATACTTTAAGTGACCATCACTACTATCATAAACTAATGCTCCATCTTCTGCAGATGGTTGTGAAGTTCTTTGAGGTAACTTCAAATAGTCTGCATACCAGAAATTAACATAATCATCTATACGGAGATAGCCTGTTCCCCATATATCGCCTAGCTTTGCTAAGTAGCTTAGTTCAAACTGAGACACACCAAACATACCTTTCTGAACATCATTTAAGAGAAACCGAATCCTTGTATTGCCATCAATAGCAAGTTGGTCTGTTGTATCTCCATAAATCTGTCCTCTATAAGACCCAGTAGTGCTAGCAAGTTTAAACTTTCCACTACCTCGCACTTCTACTCCACCACTATCACAAATAACCTTACCGCCACCAAAGTAAGCTGTCACCCCATTGATAAGTCCAGATGTAAGTGTCCCAACATTAGCAGCTATAGCATCTAGAGTAGCTACATCTATCTTAACAGCGGTAACTGCACCAGCATATATCTTCTGGCTAGTAACAGCATTAGCAGCTATCTTACCTGCTACAATACAACTGTCTTGGAGCTTAGCAGTACTTACAGCTTCACTTGCTAGCTTCAGTTCAGTAACCAGTCCATCCATTACTTTATCAGTATTGATTAGTATACTGTCAGTATAAGGATTAAGAGCGTAAGCTAACTGAGCTGACGTACTAGCCTTAGACACTACAGCTACTAAGACTCTATCATTGCCTACTGAATCACTAGCAGAGGTGCTATTCTGTAGGATTGGATTACCCCAGATATAATAAATATAATGAGTCGCTGTTAAAGTTAAACCCCCAGGATAATCTACACTACTAGCATTGACACTTTTTGATACTCCTCTAAATTCAATAGTTCCAGCAGCCCATGTTATCTTATCATACGCAGTTGAAGTAAATACTACGTGAGCTATGTATGCTCCCATTGAGATAGGGGGATTAGGCTCAGGGATTGCAGAGTAATCAGGTTCAGCCCCTTCCTTGTAATCCTCTCCCCCATCAGGAGTATGACCCTTTTCTACACCACCTAAAGTTAGAGTAACTCTATATACTCCCCTATCATATTCCCTTAGAATACCAAAGACAATACCAGTAGCAGTTTGAGGTGTACCATATCTATCATCAGTTATGCTAACTTTATCAAATAGCTCTTGGGAACAGTGCATAGGAGCTACAAGAGTTCCTACTGATAAACCAACTTCAAGTCTGGCTATCCTGGAATCTGCTCTATCATCTACTTCAGCTTGTGTTGTGAGATTCCCTATATCCCTCCAATCCATGAAGTGATGCTCATAAATTGTTCCAAGTTTGCTAACAGATGCAGCATTTACACCATGACCCCCTGCTGTGTCTGTCTGGACTAAAGCACCTTCACTTGTCATACCATGAAAAATTATTGTATTAGGGGCAATAACAGCTTCCCCATTAATATTCTCAAAGAACAAATTAGCTACATTATAAGAGTAAGCTGTGGAAGGACTGGTCATATTAATAACCTTGAAACTACTTCCATCTAGCCTGAGATAGGACATACAAGCAGAAAGAGCTTGAGCTATGGTATTCCTAGCATCCATAGCATTGACCTGTGGTGTTTCTGAGGTGTACTTGCTATCACCTGTTCCAATAGTAGACTTGCTAAGGGTATCAGAAAGAACCTTATCTACAATATCTTTAACTGCCTGGTCATACTGAGCATTGATAGCATCCTTCAAATCCGTAGGTAATTCCTCACCAGAAGGTAAGAATACCTTATTAAGTTCAGTCATACTCTGATGGGTGTAATTCCACAAGCTACCTCCAAGGTTAGCAGTGAAATAAGATAGCTTTGCCCAGTTATCATAGCAAATAAGTTGAAGGAGAAGTTCACCTTCCCTAGAAATGAATCTTTGTCTATCTACGAATAAGGTATGAAGGTCTGAGCCAGCTTCATCAGTAAAGCCAAAGTTAAGAGTAAGGTCTTCACCTTCATAATCCTTAGAAACAAGGGCATCATCAGAATTATCTAACTCAATAATATATAATCCCCCCCATATCTCCTCACCTGCTCTGACCTTGGTTATTCTTTCATCACCACCAGCTCCTTCAGTTGTATAAACATCAGAGTCAACAGTGACAGTTACCTTTGGAGAGGCAGTAGGAGATTGCTGGGTAGCCCCCGACCTCACGTTCTTCCTCTCTTATTAAGTTCTTTCATCTAGCTAATACCTTTAGTTACATCAAACCCAAAACTTGCCACGCTTGTCTTAGCAGTATCCCCACTCCCATCAACAACTGTAACTTCTCCAGGATACCAACCTTCAACTGGACTAGACGGAAGGTTGTAGTAATAATCATAAGTACCAGTATTCACACCATCTTTTGTCATGTCTTGAGCAGTGACAACTTTAGTGCCATCCTTATCTGCAACAGTTACCTTAATTGAAGTTGTTGGGTCTACCAAGTCCCCAGTCTTAGGGTCATAAACTAAAACTCGTATCCAGACTGTTGAAGGACTAATAAATTTAGTTACAATCTCTATACTCATTACTTCCTCCCAAAGGTTCTTACTATAATATCTCTATATTGAGCTATTCTCATTATAACACTTCTGTAAAGGGATGTCTTTATTTTGATATTTCTGTATGGGCTAGTTGTAACAACAATGCTCAGATACTTTCCTACAGTAACATAGGTTGCTTCTGCAATTCCCTTTAAGCCTAATAAGGCTGTCTTTACTCTGGTAAAAGTTATTGTTCTTGATGCATTTGCTAGAAGCCCTAGTAAAGCAATCTTGGTTCTGTTATAAGAAATGGCTCTAAAACTTTCATGGAAATTCTCACCATAGAGACTCGAGGTTTTATTATCTGAAAAAATATAAGTCGTTTCATTATCTACTATGCATCGGTCTCCAGGAACAAAATCAAACCAGTATCCAACACCTTCAGTATCTACTGATATATACCCAGAAGACCAGTAAATCCCAATGTAATCACCAGTTTCAATTGCTAAGGAAACACTAAACCTTTGTTTACTGCCAGCAGTTACAATACCTATTGTAGCAGCAGAACGACATTTTAATGTATTCCCATTAGTCTTATAAAATATTCCGACCTTGACACCCCCCATAGTCTGTGCAGCAAATATCTCTACAGCTACTATCTTCCCTGAGCCATTGGCTGTTTTATCACCAGCAATACGAGTATATCCAGAACCATCAGAACCAACACGTTCTTTTGCCTCAGACCCTACATTTATTAACTTAGCACCTGTATTAAGCTCCAATAATGCAGTAGAGCTTCTGCTCAAAGAAATGGCTCTTGACGCAATTCCCTTCAAGCCTAGCAAAGCCACTTTTGCCCTAGTAAGAGCTATACTCTTTGTTGCAGTTGCTTTTAGACCAAGCAAAGCTATATCTGCTCTTGCGAAGACTGTATCCCTCGTTGCAGTTGCCTTCAAGTCCAAATAGGCAGTAGCTTCCTTAATGTAGTGATGGAATGTATCCATTGAGCAGATTGTTTTCAAACCTAATGAAGCTACATCTGCTCTTGTAATAGAGATTACTCTGCTTGCAATTCCTTTTAGTCCTAATAGAGCTTCATCACTTCTTGAAAGAGCTATAGTTCGTGACTTTAGCCCTAATAGTCCTAACAAAGATGTGTCGGAACGAGTTAGTTGTATTGCTCTGGAATAAGAATCCAACAAGCCTAATAAGGCTGTGCCACTGCGAGTATATTCTTGGGCTGCTACATCAAGAAGTATAAAGTCTCCAATCTCCTGGAGTAAGCCATCACCAGTTTCTTGAAGTAATTTAGCCATTATAAAATTCTACTAAGGCTCAATAGGTTCTTTATCTTTAGCAAGAGTTATATTTGCGTGAGCTACAATCTGGCTCTTGACATAGAGAGGCAACTTCTCAATAGAAGTAAAGATGATACCTTGGGTAGTAAGATAACTCCGAAGAGTTTGCTTCTCAGCTGCTGTCAGAATAGTGTTAGTCTGGTCTTCCAAAGCTAATCTACATATCTTATCTGCCAGACGCTCAGCCTTCCCATACAGGGAGGTCTCAAGCCAATCTTGTAGGTCAACTATATTCCACAAAAGAGCCTTCTCTTGTTCGTCAGTTATTTGGATTGTGTATTGTGGCATATTCCCTCCTTACCCTATTTTATGCACTACCATAAAAGTGTATCCAATACCTCCCTTGATAGTTCTATCTGAACCATAATTATGGTAGCAATAACCCTCAATGTAATCTGATGCACTCAAACTTTTAAGCAATATAGCTGTTGTATAACCTGTTCCAGCCCCAGCCATCCATAGCTTACTAAGGGAGGCAATATCCCCATTAACATAGATAGATGATGTCAAGAAATCATCTTGCCCTAAATTCTCCATCTGGACTTGTGCTAAAACAAGGTAAATGCCAGCCACAGCCACGTCATACCTATTGTTAGTAGTAATATCAAACTCACTTTGAATGTCATAATCTTCAGCATTGTAAAGAATCTTTGTCCAAGTGCTTGTTACAACTCCTGTTTGGTCTGTGCTACGATATGCTTTTGCTGAGGATTGTTTAGCCAGAGTAAGAACTCCATCAGCATCAAGTAGAAATACTTCAACACCAGCAACCTTACCACGAATCTTATCTTCATCAGCAGATTGCTCGACCTCAAACCCAGTATCGTTGTCGGCATCTAACAACTTGCGTAGTGCAGCATTCTGGATTTTAAGCTTTTTGGTCTCGTCTGGTTCAGCAGCTATATCTACAATGACAAATAAATCATCATCAGCAATGGAAGTCTTCTCAGTCAACTCTGATATTTTCTTATCAGCCATAATCCTCCTTAGAGAGTAGCCATACTAAATACTCTCTATTATGAGCCTTGCTTACTCTGGACTTTGATGGTCTGGTTCACAGTATCGCCAGACTCAAAGGTTACACTGGTTGCCCACTCATGGAAAGCCTGTAATGTAGCAGTTGTTAGATGAGTGAAGACACCAGCTCCATAGATAGTATCAACTCCAGGCTCCCAGCTCGTTTTTGCCATCACTACAGTATCATCGGTCTTAGTAGTTGTCTCCAAAGTTGGAGTTACCGCCTGGCGAGTAAGCTCATCAGTAAAGTCGGTAGTGTCCACATCAAAAGCAGCCATACTCTCGCCACACAAACTCAGATGGCTAAATGCAGCAGGAGCATCACCTTTGAAAAACTTACTTGCACTCTGGAACAGTAGTGCAGTTGGGATACATCTTTCTGCCATGATTTACCTCCTTAGCAAATTTAAGAACCATAACCTTATGGTCTCCTTCTTTATACTTTTTGGTCTATCACCAGTTCTCAGGTACTCTGGGATAGTATTTCTCCTATGCCTCATACAGTATTTGATTCTTTGCCTATCATAATGATAGCCACAGAAGCTCTCATCCTCAGAGTTAAAGGCTACAAGAAGATTACCATCCTTATCATTTATCCCAGTATAGCCAGTTGTCTTAGCTCCAGCTCTTGAAGATGCTGTCTTACCTCTCATTATTCCTTCTTATGTACTGACTTTTGCCCTAGTTTATAGCCCCCATAACCAGTTACCATCCCCACTAAAGAAGCTATTCCCGAAGTTAGAAGTATTCCATTATGCCCATGATGAATAGCTATAGCTAACAGGAAAGTTACAAAACCTCCAAACAACATTATAACATGAAGAATGGAAATTTCCCCTCTCTGTGAGTTCATCACTTTTCCTCCCCTGGGACAGTACCTACCCCAGTTTTATCCTTAACCATCCCATAACACATACCCTTAGCTTCATCTGGGGTCTTACCAGCTCTTATTTCTGTAGCGATACAGGCTGAGATAGCAGCTTTAACCTGTGCCTCACCACTACTCTTGTCTAAAGCTTCAACTTCTGGATTAGGCATATTTACCTCCTTATGCTACTCTTATTCCCAATACATACACTATGCAAGCAGGTTGTGTAGCACCAGTTTCAGTTTGGACTCTTAGTTTCCCTGCAGCATCTATCTCATGATTAGCATCATCAATAGTAGCTGCTCTTACTATAGCCTTATCCGAACCACTGACATCCATACCATCAGTAATAGCATCAGCAGTGTTCTTAATAGTAAGAATAGTAGAGGCTACACCAGCACCAGTTAGAACAACCCAAGCATCAACAATGCGTGTCTTGTGGGTCAAGACAACATCTGTACTTGCAAGAGCACCAGCTTCAAGTTCAATTACATGAAGTACTGGAATTCCACCAACTACTCCTTCAGAGGCTACATTGTTTACATTAGCACCATTGAGAACTGGCACATCAGCTGCTCTTATAAGTTCAGTAAGAGCTATTTTGAAAGGAGCACTAGACTCAGGTGTTACTGTAATATATCCAGCCTCAAATTCAATCCCCTTAATGTTCATAAGTCCTCCCTTTTATTGGTTGGGCAGGAGGCTGTTTACCCCCTGCCCTAAAACTAGCAAGGTGTTTCCTGTACTAATCCTATATGGTCTTAAAAGCACTACCAGCAACCAAAATCCAGCACTTCCCTACGTTATCCGCTGCTGTAACAACAGCCCTGACATAGCGTTTGGTAGTAGTGAATCTCACTACATGGACACCAGGCTGGTCTTGGTCTACAGGTACTCCTACTACTCCAGCCTTACCCTGAGTAGCAACACCTGTTCCAGATGTGGCAGTGAGTGTATCCCCTTCAGTACCATACACATCAGCACTGTCCTGCATCTCAACCAATATGTCACCAATTCCACCAATGGTTTTGAGAGCCTCATCAAAGGCTACAATCAGACCAGTAGCTCCATCAGTGGTTGCTGTTAGCACTCTGGGAGTAGTAGCATCAGCAGCTACAAAACCTGTAGTAGCAGTACACTTTGGCAGTCTAATCAGATGACTACGAAGGACTTTGGACTGGGCTATGGTTTCCCAATTCCTGTCTAGCTCATCAGACTCCTGAATAGCTACAGTAGTCTCATCACTGTAAGCATCAGAATCAGCCTTCTCAGTCATAACAATAACTGCAGCTAGTCCCTTCGCACCTGTCTCCTTAATCTCAACTACTGCATTACCATCGGAATTAGCAGTCTTTGAGATAGGGGCAGCATCACTCTCATCAGTGTCAACCAGAGCACCACTGTATAACCCTTTCAAAATTAACTGTGCATCAAAAGGCATCTTATCATCCCTCCTTTTCCTTATTTATCCTATGTGGAAGCATCAGGTATAATTCCATACATCCTACCTATGCTTCGTGGGTCAACAGTCGCCAAACCTAAGTTCCAATCAACCCTGGTTCGGAACACTGGTTTGCTCTCTAGCTCACCAAGGTCACGCACTTCAAGAGGGTACTCCTGAATACCCCAAGTCATGTCACCTATACCAAGCTTGATTGCATAGATGCTGGTGTGTTCATCACTAGCAGCCTCACCATTCACATCCTCAGTGGACAAGATGATGTCAGTAAGCTGGTCAGCTTTTGTACCAATATCAACGAGCCGAGCTCCCAGGTACAGGTCTATAACTCGGTCAAACATATCTTTGGTAGTGTCAAGCAACTTCTCCCTTCTGAGTAGTGACCTCACAGCCAGAAGTGTTTTAGAATTCATAAGCAGGTAATCAGGTTTATGTCCCTTGATGTTATAGATTAGCTTATCCAAACTCTCAAGGAACAGGTGAGACTCAGCCGAAGACAGTAACATACCATCACCAGCAGTAGTTCCACATAGAATCTTTTGGTTGGTGAAACCAGCAGCATAGACAGCATCAACCCTCTCCTTCAAACCCTTGAATTCCTCAGGGTCAGAAGTAGGGTCTCCATTGATGAATTTGTCATTGAAGCTGTAGGCAACTGCCTTGAGCATAAGAGTTTGCTGAATTGCTCTGGCATCAGCAATAGTATTCTTAGCTCTGGCAATGGCGATGTCAGTATCAATATCCGCTCCCATAAGGGAGATATTCTCAGTCGCTTGTTCAAAATGACCAGTTGACTCAGTATACCCTTCATTAACTTTCCTGAAGCCAACACTAGGCAGGTCTTTTACCTTCACTACTGAGGTAGCCAACTGACCAATAGTTTCCCAAGGGACTATCTCCATCAGGTTGGATTCCATTATAAGCGTGTCAATGACTGATTTCCGCAAAGGGTCAGTTTCAATCTTTGACAGTTCTGCTAAAGTCCACATGTTTTCTATCCTCCTTCATTATTTCTTTTCATAAGCTGTACGAGCTAAGTCCATTGGACTTCTGCCCTGTAAGTTTCCACCTCCACCTCCACCTCCAAGGTCAGGTAGGGGTTTTCTGTCCCCAATATATTTAAGTGCCACTCGCATCTCTGTCTCTGACATGGCTTTAATCTCTTCCTCAGGAACACCCTTAGCTTTAAGGGAATCCCTCAGCTCAGAAGCAGACTTCTCTTTGATTTTGTTGAGTTCTTCAGAGGACTCTTGGTTCTTGGTTTTCTCCTTCTCAAGTTCCTCCTTAATCTTGTTGAACTCTTCTGGATTGGGGGCATTTTTCAGTTGCTCTTCAAGGTTTGTGACCTTTCCCCTTTCGGTAGTTAGCTTGCCACCAAGACTTTCCTTGATGCCAACATACTTACTCCAAGGGACTGTTTCTGGGTACTTTCCATCCTTATCAGGCTGGATTTCCTCCACATCGTCTTTACCTTCTTCAGACATGTTGTTTCTTTCCTCCTTATTTAATTGTTAATACAGTTATAATTATAATATGGGGTTCAGATTTTTGTCAAGCCCTCATTCTGGTAATAGTTTATAGAAGTCAGGTATTTCAGGTAAACCCTTACTATGCCAACGTGGATGCTCATTTAATTTAAACATCACAAACAACTTCTCTATTTCAGCCTTACCCTCAACAGACCTTGGGGCTTGAACTTTCTCCCAAAAGACTAAGGAAGCATCAACATAAGGATTAGCTATTCTGTAGTCTGCCCTATCCTTCTCAGGAGTATTGTAGTACTCAGTCCACATGTACTCACAATGTACCCTGAATCTTGCTAGCTCTGGAAAGGCTAGGGACTCATCCATTACTTGCCATAAGGGTAACTCTTCCTTTTTAATCATGAGTAGGAAGTCTGTCCCATAATCACGAAGGGTATACCACTTACCTTCGTCACTTGTTCCTAGTTTCCCCTCCATCTCATCAAGCTCTTTGAGGACAGCATCAGTTGTTGGCTCTCCCCCTTCAAGTCTTGTACGCCTGTATTCCTCACCCCCCCTTGTAGAATAGACACTGACAAAGATAGCTTTAAGCCATTCATCTGGCTCTACGTCAAACATCTTATCCCCTGCTACATCTCTTACTTCACCATCAATTAAAGCTGTCATACCTTCAAGAGTTCGTACAGCCTGTACACCTCCAGGAAGGTGATACCTGATGAACCAATTTCTCAGGTCAGTCCAATCACCATATTCAAAGTAGATACCTCTTGCCCTGTTGAACTCACTGACATATCTTAGAGGCATAGGATAATTCCAAGGATTGTAAGGCTCTACACCAGCCATTAGAATAGACACCATAGGAATAAAGGAAGTTGGTTGCCAAGGTTTCCTGTCAATACCAAGCTCTCCTATAATATTGAAAACATAGATTGCTGCAAAGAAGGAAAGAAAATTTCTCATCCTGTTACGAGCCAAAGCTTTACCTTCTGCAGTGTTAGCAGCTACAGTCTCATAAGTACCAGCTTTAAGGAACTTGAATCCTAACATTTCTGTTTGGGAGTTCATAGCCTCAAAACAGAACGTTTGGAAGGGGAAAAGTGCTCCTATCTCCTTTGACCTAAGAACACCAGGAACATTTTGAAGATTATACATAGACTGGGTTTTAGCTCCAGCATCAGAAGCAAAGTCAATCAAATCCCTACCTGTAAGACCAAGTTGCTGACCTTTAAGATAACCTGCATAACAAGATAGACCAGTGACATTATTCTCTATTATTCTGGTAAGGAAGTTCATAGCTTCTTCCACTGTTTCAAGATTTGACCTTTGTATCTTTTCTGTCTTAGATATAGTTGTCCCTAAGTCCTGATAGAGAAGAGAACCTATACGCCTTTGTTTAATAATATGGGAATACATATTCTCCTGTACTAAACTTTTCACATCTTTACTCCATAAGAACTTAGTAGCTGCAATAGTATTCCTCATACCATATTGCTCCACAGTTAAGGCTATTGAAGATGTCTGAACAAACAAGTTCCATGACCAGTTCAATGGAAAGACAGCAGTAGTCAGTCTTCTTCTAAGCCAGATTATTGGTCTCATTGCAAAGACAAAAGGAGTCTTATGAATAGCCTTAGAAACAAAGTTCATTGAACCTGCATAGCTTTCTGATACCCAATCCATCACCCACCTAGCAAAGCGTGGAGCACTCTTCTCAATAAGGGGAATATAGGATTTGGTATTCTGGATTACAGGTGTAAAGAACATATCCTTGCAAGCTGCCTCTGAATAGTCAGCAAATAACTTCCTTACATCCTTAATCTTAGTATAGCCTTGTAAACCTCCTTCTCTTTCCTTAGCATGAGGGACAAAAGGCTCTGAAGGTTTAATAAAATCTGGTGTAGTAGCAGGGTCTCTAACAAAATCTGGTCTCAGCTTACCATCATAGAAGACACCTATCATCTTACTCCAGATGTTAGGCTCATAAGCCCACTTAACATAGCTATCATGGTAAGGAATAGGCTCTAAGCCATACTTAACCCTGAAAGCATTCTGTTGGGTAACTAGCTCATCCCAAACCATCCTAAGTCCCTTAGCCCAATCAATCATAACATTCTGGTTAGCCTTACTGTAGCTACCAATAATACTCTGTATCTCCTCCATTGCCATCAGGTCTTCATTACTTACACCAACAAACTCTTGTTTAAAGTTATTCATTAAGCCCCAAGTAGCCTCATTGAACTTCTTCTTTGCTGCAGGACTAAGAAAGCCAGGTCTTAGCTTATCAAGCCCAGTAGACCTTTCTAATTTAAGATATTCACCAATATTCACACCATGAGTATTTAGATAAGCCATAGTTGCTCTCTCAGCTACACGAAGTATTCTCCTTCTAGCTATACCACCAAACTTACCCCAATCAGCATAGCCAAAGGCTCTGATAGTATCCATCCGATTGAAGTTACCTTCACGAGTATCTTGGAACTTAGCATCAGAAATATTCTCAGTTATGTATTTTTCATTGTATTCTTTTATATTGTCAGGCATCATTCTAAGGGCTTCATTCAAATCCCCATGATGCCAAGCTGCAGTGAAAGCCCTATCAATATCATTCTCAACATCTGCATAGAAGAAGTGTTTATCCATGTCCCTCACAGCTTTTTCGGAACTTCTGGCTATCTCATCTAAGGTAACAGTACTTTCTGAATAGCCTTTAACAGTCTCTGATTGTTCCTGGGCTACTTCCATATCTATTTCCTCAGCACTGAGTATGCTCTCTAAGTCAGCAGTAGTAACTATTTCAATTGTTGGGTGTCTCCTAAGCCATTCTTGTGCTGCAAAATCCTGAGCACCATTCTCCATTAGGGAGTCAGGAAGCCTGTTTTCCAAAAGTATACGTTCTTTATTGTGTATATCCATTTGAGCTATCAATTGTTCATCACTAACATTTGATAATAAATTGCGAGCTTCTGTATCTGCTGCTTTTTCCTTTTCAGTTTGTCTTGTTATTGCTGCTGAATCCTTTTTATTTACAACAAGGTCAAACTCTTTGGTAGACATCCTCACACCTTCCTGCAAAGCATGCAACTTTTCAGCTAACCCTTCATCCATTAGAACTTCTGTTGAGGACTCAACTACATCCTCCTTTACAAAGGACTTGACCTCAGGAGCTGGAGTATTCATAAGGGTCTCCCTTTGTTCCTTAGTGAACTGTCCCCAACCTGCATTAACCATATCTGCAGATATTCCTGCCTGGTGAATCCAAGCTGCCCTCTCAGCTAAAGAAACTGTATTCCACTTAGCTTGTGTCATACTAGCTTCAAAAGCACGACCATAGAGAGCCTCTATACCTCTAAGATGTTCAACTGTTATAATTTCTCCCCTCCCTGAGAAGAAAGAACCAAAATCACTGGCAAACATTTCCTCTGTCTCTTTGAACCATTCACTATAACCATAAAGGTAATCTTTCTCAAACTCTCCTTTATATTCAGGATGCTCCTCTAACATCTTCCCTATCTCAACTTTTATCTTGGCTACAACTTCTTTACCTGCATAAACTTCCCATAAGACATAGTTTCCCTCATTTATATCTATAGAGGAAAGGCTATGAGCTATCTCATGATAGAGAGTATAATCAGAAACCTCAGTAGAACGAAACTCAAGAGCTTTCTGTCTTGGGTTAAACTGAGCTTCATATAGTTTTAATCTAGCATTTACTTTGACCTCTCTAACATCTATCCTTACAACATCTTGTAGGTTCACAAGAGCTGCTTTTATCCTTTCTCTGAGTTCTAGAGGAACATTCTTATGAAATTTAATATCCTCTACAAGAGTAATCTTGGTAGGAACAACCTTCTCACCTGCAAGAACTCTTTCTCTGGTAGTTACAGCCTCCTCAAGCTTCTTGAGGTTTGATTTGAAAGGTTCTATTCCTTGCTGTGCTAAAGCATAGGCATTATCAATGGAGATGAAACCCATCTTGCCATCTTTAGTCATAACAGCAACAGTACCCTCAGTAAGAGTTAGAGAACCATCTTTCTCTCTCACTAGAGAATCTAAATTCTCTACATCAAATATCAAAGCATAACCCTTCAAATCAGAAGTTGGTTTGAGAGACACTTGCTGTTTCCCTTCTACAGTTCTTAGGATTCCAACTTCAAGAGCTTTCCCTTTAACCACCTTAGTTACAGGAATTTCCTTCAACCTACCATTAATTTGGTTTCTCCTGTCTTTAAGACCTGTAATAAGAGTTCTAAGATTGCTCATATTGTTCTGGGCTTCCTCTACCTCCCAAGCTGTTACCCCTTCCCTCTTTGCCCTCTCTGAATGAATATTATAGGAATCTTGGGCAGATTTAATTTGGAGGTCAATATCTTTCAGTTTATTCTGGAGAAAAACTATCTCTTTGTCATAGACCCTTGCTGCAGGATTCTTAATCTGCTTATTAAAAGTTCTTTCCCTCACTATATCTACCACTTGAGTCAATAAACCTTTTCCTTCCTCAGTTTCTGAAAATTTATCCATAGCTATAGCAGTAGAATATTTATTAGCTTGGGATTCTGAAGCACCTACGTTCAAAGCCTCTATATTAGCTTCAGCCTTATCCCTTTCAAACTTTGTCTTTTGGTCAGGAGTCATGTAATTCTGAGTCTCATAAAGACTGGTACTTATCATATCACCACCTATACCCATTCCAGCCCCCATAAGAAAGCCTAAAGATGTAGCAAGTTGCATTTCTGAATCAAATCTCCAAGGATGGGGGTCTCCTTTAGCCTCACGAACAAGAGCTGTCTGGTATGACTCTTCAAAACCTTGAGTAGTACCCTCTACCATAACTTTACCACCAACCCAAGTTACACGAAGAAAACCCTTAGAAATAGCACTAGAAGCAGTTTTAAAAGGAGTGGGAATAGGAGCTAGAGCTACTGCTATCTGAGCAGAATCAAGACCAGCTAACTTCATATTACCCCAGAACACATGGTCAGCCCCCTCTCTTGAATACAGTATATCTCCTGTTTCTACCTTGAGTTCATCATAAGCTCCACCTGCTTCCAAACCAGATTCCATCAACCTTCCTGTAATACCTGCTGTGGTACTACCAAGCAAGTGAGATAAAATAGTCCTACCAGAAGCCCCTATACCAATACGAGATAGGGATGTTAGGGGAACAGCAGCCCCAGCTCTCCAACCGATAAGAGCAACAAACATTGCAGTAAGGGCAAAGGGAAGTGTCTTTGTAGCTTGCTCAAGAATAAACATCCATCTTCCAGTTGACCAATATTTTGGGTTATATAACCATTCCCAAGTAAACTCATTAGCATCAATCCTTGGAACATAAGCTACTTGCATCCTCCCTGCCTCATTATGAAGAACATCAGCTACTCCACCTTCACCTAACCATCTTTCAACAGCCCCACCAGTCATAGCAAGAACATCCCCCCAACCTGCATATAAAGCTCTCTGCAGTCTTGTTGGGAAATCACCTTCTGGCATCTCTCCTTTCCATAATTGCCTATACATCTCCAACCAGTCATCATCTATTTTATCAGGAGGGAGTCTCCCCCCCATTTGATATTTAGAAATCCATTCTTTCAAAGCTGAATCACTGCCATCACAAAGTTGGAGTGCTTTTATAGCCTCATCGGAAATATGAGGACTATTAAGAACAAAACGAACTCTATCCCCATAGTTATCAGAAGTAGCAGTTGGCTGGTCTGCTATAAATTCATCAGCAACTGTCATGGCAATCCATCTTCCTGTCTTTGGGTCTATATTAGCTATCTTCATTCCTTCATAATAGAATCCATCTTCCCTCTTTGTTACAGGAATGGAAGAACCATCTTCAGTCGTCATAACATAAGGAGTTCCCTCAGCCTTTCTCTCCCCCATCATAACCTCTTCAAGAAGCTTAATATCATCTTCAATATTACCAGTTGGGAGAATACCCCTTTCCCACAACTCCTTCCATATCTTATCTTGAGCTAGTTGCTCTGGACTTACATCTATATCTTTTGGAGGATAAGCCTGTTGTAAAGCAGTACCTAGTTGCTCTACATTTTTGGAGAAAGCTACTGTTGACATGATGAACCTTGGGTCTACAGAGGGAGCTATGATGTTAAACTGAGCCATTAGCTCCTCTAGGGTTTCAGGAGATGGAAAAGGAGCACCTTCAGGTATACCCTCTTTAGCTAACTTTGTAGCATAATCAAGAAACCACTGTCGTTCATCATCAGTAAGATTAAGGCTGTCTGCTCTCCCAGGATTAAGGTCTGGAATTAGCTCATAAAGTTGAGCCTCTTCCCCAGTAAGCTTACCCAATAAGGATAAGGCTTCCATGTGTTCCTTGATTCTTGGTAAGTTCTTAGCTATCTGCTCCCTTCTTTGGAGTTCCCTTAGCTCTGATTCTGTCTGGGCTTTCATCCTGTCAGCCATCTCAGGAGTAAAACCTACCTCAAGCCAAGGAGTAAATCTCTCAAGAGTTCTGGCTCTTTCCGTACCAAACCATTCAGGAAGATAAGCTACCTCACCTACTCTTCTCAAACCTCTTTCCCAAGCTGGTTTAGCTTCCCAAGCCTCAGGAGCAAAGTGAGTACCATAAGCCTCATGAAGAGCTTCAACTTCCTTCTTGAGTTGTTTCCTTCTCTCAATATCGGCTTCTGAATACAAGTCAGGGAACTTAGCTATTGGTTCTTTATTATCAGCCATCTTATTACCTCTTTATCCTTCCACTACCTACCATACCACGAAGCTGCTGAGGAGTAAATCCCCCTCTTGTTTCTGGAGGGGCTATCTCAGGTCTGGAAGTAGCTCTTGGTTTTGGACTCCCTGCTTCTCTCTCAGCTTCTATTCTAGGGGATTCCTCTGGTCTACCCTGTCCTGCTGGGGGGACACCAAGTTGACCTTCAAGGGCTTGAGCTGCTTTCTTAAACAACTCTGCTTGCCTTAAATCCCCTCTCTTCTCCAGATAGTCTGCATGAACATAATAGCTAGCTATTAGCTCTACATTCTGGGTCATTGGATGGTCTAAGGCTCTATCAAGAGCTTTCCTTCTAAGGATAGCCTGTGGGTCTTTAACTTTATAAATCTCACTGAGCAAAGTTGCTTTATCAAAGTCCTCTCTGACCATACCCCCAATAGTCCCTCTCTCTAACCAATCTTTAGGTGTAGCTACATCTGATTCTACTTCCATTGTAACATTCTCAGGAATATCTACAGGTGATAGCTTCTCAAGGAACTTTCCTCTGATGTTAAAGACACGCTTGGATGTTTTTAACCTTGACAACCAGAACTCATCCCCTCCTGATATGATAAGGTGTTTACCATCCATGTAGGGGTAAAGGATTTGGTTGGCACTGGATGTAGCTAGTAAGCTTAGAGCATATCCAGGCTGTCCTTCTACCATACCATAGACAGCATCATTAAAACTACCCTTCTGGATTTCTCTCCTCATTTCTACCAGGTGAGCTTGCAACTCTATTGGGATTGCTGCAGGAGGTAGCCTTGAGAGACCTGCCTCTCCTGGGGCATAGTGGAACAAAGCCCCTCTTTCCCTAAGCTGTTCAGGAGTTGCATTGGGACTCCCACTATGTTCCTGTGTTATTGGTTGTGAAGTATCACGAAGTATCTGTGACATTTCTGACTTCCACTTGTTAAAGTGGTTGCCTATGTTTGCATTGACTTCAAAGATTCCTCTACCCTTTAACTCTTTCCAAGATTCCCCCAACCTCTTCCTTTGAGTTAAGCTTCCTTTATCAGGAAAGCCTCCTACTGCTCCTACAACAAGTTTCATATCTGGTCTATCTACCCAACCAGTCACATCCTGATTGTCAATGAGTATCATATTGTAGAGAGCCTCATTAGTTTGATAGAAGTAATCATCAAGTGTCACAAAACCATAAGGGGAACTCACAGGAGAGGTATAGCTCCAACCATTGTCTTGAGCTTTTATCTTAGCTTCTTCCTCTGTTATTTTGTAGGAATGGACACAAGACACTGTTCTATTATTAACAAATCTAGGATAGGTATCTGCTGGATTCCATACTTGAGCTTTGAGAAGACCAGTCTCCTTATCAAAAGCATAGACCATACTATACCAACCAAGAACTAGCAAGAAGAAGGCTGCATCATCAATAAAAGTTTGCTCACCTCCTGCCTGTCTCTCCTTATCTATCTGCTTCCACATGAACTCACAACCCCTATTGACTCTTGCCCTTCTATCTAGCTCTATTGCTGACTCATCTGCTATTGAGATAGAATGAGATAACTCACCCTTAGTCAGAAGGTAATGAGCCATATTATAAAAAGTTTGGGGTTCATTACTAGCGTAACTTTCCATCTTCTTAGTAGCTAGTAAGTCTACAAGAAGAAGAATCTCATACCAGTCACGAAACTTTTTGTTACGCTTTTCCCAGTATCTCTTTAGCTTTGCAATATCATTAATGACTTCCTGTTGCTCCATATTGCCTCCTTACCAAGCCCAACCTGGGACAGAACCTCTGAAACCTCTTGACCCCCCTGATACACTCTTGGCTGCTACTGCAATCATAAAAGCCATAGCCAAGTCATCAAAGGTCTGGGCTGTTGGTTTATATTTGATAAACCTAAAACTCCTCATTTGCCTAACAAGATTAACATCCCATAAGTTTACAGTTGGTAGCATAATCTTAGCCCTATTCATCATATACTGCCTGGTTGAGTCCATTGTCCACCAACCAAGTTTACTGGTAATCTTACCAGAAAGGAAATCCCTTTCCCTATATATGTTAGGATAGTTAGCAAGACCCACTCCCTCATGTGTCAAGTCTACCCCTCCAGCTAGGGAAGAAAGCACTGCATAACCAGTAAAGTTCCTTTCCACTACCAGTTCTGCCATATTATACCATGTTCCCATCTTTTTGAGAAGTTCTGCAAAAGTATGGGGTTCTATCCTTGCCTGAAATGTAGCACAAACTCTCCAATCATCATCAAGAACAGCAGCAGCACTGTAGCTACCCCCTGGTGCTCCTGCACTGGTATCTACCCCAATAGTATAATTTTTACCCTTTTCGGGTGCTATCCAATAAACCCAACCTTCGGGATGTCTTGTTCCTTCATAACAATTCTGGGCTAAGTTATTCAAAATAAACTGGTCAAAAACAGGGTCTCCAATAGTAATGAAACAAGACACTTCATCTTCTGGGAACTCCTGCCAAAAGAGACCCCCTTTCTCAGCAATCTTCCAGCGTCTCCACCTTATCTGGGCTTCAATAAGATGATGTTTCTCTATAAGTTCAACCTCTTCCCCAGTAAAAGTTAGCTCCCCCCTATCTTCGGGTAGGGAATATTCTGAACCTATTGGTATCTGGTAGTCTTCTGTCCACCACCAAGGAAAGAAGAAAGGTTTATAAGGAGACTTCCCTTCCCTAGCTTGTGTCCATCTCTCAAAGAAAAGATTATCTTCACCATTAGGAGTTGCTTCAATATTAAGCTCACCAGATAAAGGCACTGCATCCTCCACACCTGTCAAAACTTTCCCTGGGTCTTCATAAAAAGGTAGCTCAGAAAGAAGAGCCTTTCTAATCATGTCACCCCTACCAAAAGCTCTTGCCCCCGCTGTCCCTATGTAGACGGAACTATGATATTCAGGGAAGGTCTTCTCAGACCTGCTTTCTGCTCCTATCTCGGGTTTAGGAGGTTGCATAGTATCATAGAAGAATTGGACTTTATCAAGTAGTCGCTGAGTTGACCTTGTTTCATGAGAGACTACTGCAGAATAAGTATGAGGAACAGTAATAGAATCCATGAGCATATCAGCTAGAATACTAGAGGTCATTCCTCCTTGACGATGTTTAAGGACTATGTTCCTATTGGATTTATAAGTATGGAAGTACCTTTGCATCCTATTGAGCCTGAAAGGTACTACCTGACCTTCTTTATTATCTATGTAGAGAAGGTCTCCAATTAACCCTATTCTATCTACCTTTGATTGGGTTGTTACCATCCTTTTATCCTGTACTTCCGTTTGAGCCTATGCAAAGGTTTATTTATCCTTCGGGAGAGGTGGGCTCTACGAATATTAGTCCTGCTGCTGACTAACTTCTTCAGGGATTGCTTCACTTTCCCCCTCAGTCAAATGATAAGGTACTCCCTCAATTTCTTCCGGTTGCTGAGTACCCAATTGCCCTATCCTCTCTTGCCAAGTCAATGATAAAGCTTTTGGTTGGAAATCAAGGTCTGAAATTAGTTTATCATAAACAACCTTGGCTAGATTTGTCCTTAGCAAGTCATAGTTACCAGATTCTATCTCTGCTTTTATACGACTGATAATATCAGCTTCAAGAAGGACTGCCTCTAACTGGTTGTCTCTCCTCAGTAATTTTATAGCTTCTTGTTTATATTCCTGACCAAAATCATCAATTTGCCTGTGAATATTAACAAAAACCTCTTCTTTGCTCCAATTATTGAAAGTACCTTTCTTGATACCAACCAGCTTTCTGGCTGCTTCTGGGTCTACATGGGCAATCCTTAACAGTATATATTTCCTTCTTATCCCTGTAAGGGATTTTATATCATCATACAGGCTCATATAGACAGTATAAAATAGGTCTTATTTCTTTGTCAAGCAGTGTTCTTATATTCTTTTATAAAACACTACCAGACTTTTTGTCAAGAAGGGAAAAGTCTGACAAAAAGGCTTGACAAGGTTTAGGAGGTAATATAAAATATACTTATTATCGTTAAATACTAGCTTTGAGCCATAGCTAAATTTACCCCTATTACTATGTATTATAAGATGTAAAACCCCAAAAAATTAGAATGAACTTTTGTTATCTCAAAAATGAACAACTCTGCCATCACTGTCAAACTTATTTGTTCCAAGGTGAAAAGGCAGTAATCCTTCCAATTAGAATCCCAGAAAGGGGAGTTCTTCCTCTTGTTTTTCATCCACAATGTTTTATAAAATGGAGTGAGGAAAAGTTCTTACAGAGATTCCATAACTGGGAACTTCAAACTACCCCCCCAGAGAGAAAACCTAAGCGTGGTAGACCAAGAAAGTATAAGAACTATGTGCAAGCTTATAGACTCAGATGTTTAATAAATTACTACAGGAGGACTAGAAATGAAGAAAAAGTAAGGGAGTTGGAAGCTGAATTGGAGGAATTAAAACTATGGTAGCAATATCAATTAACCATTTGGAAGGATTAAACTTTATAGCTGATGTTAAGATTGTAGAACCAAGAGAAAAGAAGAATGGGGTCTTTATTGAATATGTAAAAAGGGATATTAGGCTCAAATCTCCTGAACTCCATCTCATACTCAAAGCTTTTGGGATGAGAAAAGTTGGGGAAGAATATGAAATGGATTCTGACATCTATACTTTCTATCCCTGGGGTTATGCTCAGTATAAGTTTATTCACTTCTGGCTTAAAATTCACTGGAGAATAATCCATTGGCTTTATGATAATGGTAGAATGTTCAAACAGATTCCCTCTGGTGAAATGTTCTCTTGGTCTTATTTTACTCCCTATGTTTGGGTTAAGAATCTATTGACAAAGATTAGGGAATAGCTTATATTAAATATAAAAAGCAGGGTGCAATAGCAAAGTTAAATGGTATTGTGCTCAGTATACCAGCCCTGCCCCTTATAAAGGAGGATAGAATGGAAAAAGAAACTCCAAGGAATCTTAAAGGAAGAATTCTAAGATGGTGTCCAAACTGCAGAGCTTACCAGCCAACAACCTTCACAGAGCCTTTCCATTGCTCAGTATGTGGGAGTGATACAAGAACAAGCCGAATAATAAGTTATGGCAAACAGGTATCGTCAGTGGCTTGAAGAAGCTAAGTCTACTGGTAAGCTAGGACACACCTCAAAAAGTATATTGAGGATGCAAGCTGATGCTTATGATGAAGGAGTATTAAACATGGATGAACTTATAAAGGAAGCAGTAGAAACACTGAATATATATCCCTGCCTAAAGGAGCTTTGGTTAAAAGATGATTTAGGAAGGGAAATAAGGATTACAAAATCTAATAGGAAGGAATGTAACCAGCTTGCCCAAACAATATCTGTTATACCTTTCTCTATTACATCCCCAGGAGGATAGCTATGACAAGACTCAGTAAAGATATGTACCGAAGAAGCAGGGGTAAATGTGACTACTGCGAAAGAACTAATTTAATAATCACAGTAGTTAGACTCCCTGGAGGATTTACTTTTGGTATGTGTCTGGACTGCAGTGCTCATCAACTTAAAATAGGTGGGACTATCCCACATTCTAAGAATAAACCCGAACCTAGTGTAGTAGCACCTAAACTCTTATAAGACTTATCTTATAAATATATCAAATGATAAAACTATACCATATAAGTTATATAAAAGCCTGGTATCCCAAATGTTTATTTCACTAACCAGAGCAGACCTTCTCTGTAAACCAGAGCAGATTTTAAGGGTCAGACCATTTTTTATGAATGAGCCACTTCGGGGGGGGAGTCGTGTCTATTGGCAAGGTCTAGGGGTACACCCCCCCCTATAAGCACATTTGTTCTATTAACAGGCATAAAGGAAGGGGAGACTAGGCTTTACATAGCATTGCCCAATCCCCCCTAAAGATTGTGTGGTGGTGAAGGTTATTCGGTTGTAGTTATAAACCCTGCAGATTCCAAATCCTTTTTGCCTGAAGCGGATGTCTCAAGAATGAAGGTTGCACCATCTTCCTTCTTCCCTAGCTTGTCCGCCTTAGCATAGGCTAGCTTTGAAGCATCCAGATTGATAGCTTTGATAGCGTCTCTCCAGCTAACATCAGTTAGCAATAGGGACATACCGTTTTCACTCCTTCCCCAAACCTTATTCCCTATTCCCCTAGTAGCTTCACCATTCCCCGATTTTACCTTGCCTGTGACTACCTTGTCTGCATGGTTAATTTCTACAACCCATTTCCACAC